AATATACATGTCGTCAGAAGGATCTAGCGATGCTGTGTATATTTTTATTCCGACACGTTGTTCATCATTGTACTTGTACTTGCCTGTTCCCCCTGCACTGGTTGACAATACTAGCTTAAAACGCTTGTACATTGAGCTTCCTGCAGTTGATCCCACAGAGCCCGTTAAGAGGAAATGGTCTTCGTCTGCTCCCTGGTCAGCAGGATATACATTTGTATCAAGTATCTGGAAGCAAGATCCTGTTGGTGTAAAGAGCATTGCTCTAACAAGGTTTACCTTGCGGGATGCACTTTTATCATTTGCTGGGAGTATTCTCTGGGAATCTACAGAAAAGCTGTCATTCTGGTAAAATATAGGGTAGCCTGCATCAGATGACTCAGACACATAATGTCTTGCAACAATAAACTGTACGGCACCTGCGTAGCCATTTGAATTACCAATTGCAGTTCCTGCACCATCTGTTGTGCCGCCCTTGACAATAAAACCTGCACTTTTAACAATGCCTGCGTTACGTGTGTTGACAAAGTCTGTGTTTGTCTCGTTCGTTCCTGCACCTAAAACTCTAATGTAAGTTAGTGCTGTTCTATTCTTGAGGAATTCATTGACTGCGTAAGGCCCAAACATTGTTGGGTCAAGAGAACCAAACCTCGCCTCAAAATCGGCTACAGAGCCAATAGTAACGGGTATAAATGCAGGGCCCGTCTCTGCTGTTCCAATTACACCTGCTGGAACACCGACGATCTCCTTTTCTCTCTGAGATAAGTCAATCTCTCTTTCAAAAAATCCTGGTGATCTGAAAACCTGTTCAGCCATCGAGTTATCTCCTAAAAAACACTTTATGCACTAATAACTATCAGATACGAGATCAAATGTCTAATCTTGTGACTGATCATTTAACGTTTCTAAATCAACAACAATTAGTGAGCTTGCAACTGTCTCTCCTCGTCGCTGATTCCTAGTTTTCACTCGACTATAAACAGTCTTTTGTTCTCCTGTAAAAGGATTTTCTATCAACTGCTTAAGCTCAGTGCCTGTTTCACCTCTTGCCAATGGTAAATTTCCTGTCTTATCTAATAACTCAACATCACTCAGTATGAATTTTTTACTCGCATCTTTTCCAATCTCCTCTCCTGTGACAGATGATTTTGATGTCTTAACTGCTTGTGTAGAAATTTGATCTATTCCAAATTCAATTTGAGGTGCTGTTAGATATCTTCTAAATGGATTTTTCATGCCGTCAATTCTGGTTGCTAATAGAAAACCAGGCACCTTAACATTAAAAGTATATCTAATAATTCGTTCATCATTTGTAAAGTCAGTAAAGTTATCACCGGGTGAAAGTTCACTTTGAAATAATGCTGAGAACTCATATCCCTTATCAGTTGCTATTTTAAATCCCTTTTCTTGACCATCGAATTGTGCAATTAAACTTTCTATAAGTTGATTCATATGCACTGTATATTGTGTCCAAAATGTAATTTCATAGTTTGCAACAATAAATTTAGGATAAGGTACAGTAATAATTTCAAAAATATTATTTCCTAAATTGCTCTCAAGTAGTTGTCCTGACGTACTATCTCTAAGACTTAAATTATTGCTATTTCGTCTTGATGCAACTGTGCCTGGCAATGAAGTATTTCCTGGAAAAACTGATTGATCTGCAAAATTAGCACGCGTAGCTACATTTTTTTGACTTTTTAACTTCAGTCTATTTACAATATTTTGGTAATCTCTGTCCGATTTATCAAGTCTACGCCTTACGACATAACCATCTTGATCTCTATTTGCTATGGGTGAACCCAGCCCATCTTGACCCGGACTAAAGTTTATTGAGTTTCTTTTTATTGCAATAATTGGTAAGATCAGTGCATTATTCTTGTCTCTAACGGGCGGTGCACGTCTTGTCAAAGCAAAACGCTCACCTGTAGAAAATACAACGGGTACTTTTTTAGGAGTGCTGTTGACTTCAATAGAGAAAGACAAGCGCTTGTCAAATAAGTTAAATAGTGCGCGGTCTAAGTCTTCAATTCCGCACGGAGGAATTTCAAAATCTGTCGGTACATTTGTACCTTTTAGTGGATCTTCTATACCTGCTGCCATACTACCTCCTAACAATCATCCCCATAGAAAGATGAGCCTACGCCGGTGTCGTCACCGTGTGGTGAAACTTCAGCAGGCTTACCTGATATTGGTTTTTCAAGTACACCTCCTTGCTGAAGTGATCTAACATCTCCTGTTGTTCCTTCTCTGTTCGTTGAGTAACCTCTTTGTTGAACAAATGTATTCTGTACTGCTTCTGGATCTGAGTATTCTTCGCCATATGGGCCGAATACCTTTGATATAAATTGACCTTTTCTTGCTTGACGGCCCGTAATAGTTGTAAATCCTTCATGTTCGACTTGACCATAGATTAAGTCACTGTCAGGTGCTTGTATGATTTCAAAAAATACTGTACCATAACTAAAAAAGTCACCCTCATTGACAGATATTTTCTTATCTATTAAATCCCTTTGTTGGATATACACTTCAATTGTAAAAAACTCTTCAAAGCCAAATTCGTTTGCACGAACTTCCTGCGGATTATATTTGACCAGTGCATCTAAACTAATGGGATTATCAAACACCTTTTCTGGCGCTTCTTCGTAGATGTCGTGAACGCGTGTTTTTATTTGTGATATCGGAAAATAATATATTTTTTGACCAATGACATCTTTAACAATTTCTTTGCCAATATCATTAATAAAATTAATTTCACGAGGTGTAATGAAGAGTCTTGCCATTAGTGTCTACTACCCCATGAATATTGCTTTGCCGTTAGGCATCGGTACAAACTTCAACTGCTTCTGTATTGATTCAGCTCGTGTTGCTGCTGTCTCAATAAGTTTATCATAAGTTAATGTTTCAAGCATTTCTTTTAGTTCTGTCTTTAGTTTTGTCTGGTCTTCTCTTCCTTGGGACACTAAGTCTGTTCCATTAAGTGTTAGTTCTGATCCTGGGACGGGGATGCTTCCAAACTTAGAACGCACAAGCCCTAATAACTCTTTACTTAGTGACAATGTAAATTGTCTTATCCACTGGCGCCCGATTGAATTGACTCTATTGTATCTTAAATTCCCAAAAGGAATATTTGATAGATTTGATACACCGTGGATCGTATCATCTTGATAAGCAGGATTCAATGGGTCTGGATGATACATAACTCGAAGCCAAAGTTTTGATGGGTCTTGTTGTGTTGGTGTGGGATAAACCCTAAGGCGGGTGCCGATAAGTTTGTACGAATAATTTGATCTACGAACTCTATTTGATAAATCAAGCTGGCCCGCTCTAAGCACATCTTCAAATACAGGTAATACATAAAATATTGTCTCTGGAGTAAATGACTCAAAACTAAACTCGTTGTTAAGATAATTTACAGCTGATGTTGTATCAAAAAATCTATAAGCAGCTTGTGGATTAAAGTGAAAGACTTCACTGACTTTTAGCTTAGTTTTACGGCCAGCTGTTGTATTAGATCCTGAATTAAAGATTACGTCGCCGGCTCCGTTTTTAAGCTCTGTATATATGTCATAGTCTTGCCTACCTTTTTCTAACTGTATTGAACCTGAGATCATGTCATACGATCCTCCAATACCTGCTTCCATCGCATAAGGCTCAGCAAATCTATTGAGATATTCTAGATTTTCTCTAGGTAGCCTCTGTTCAGACCCTGACAAGAAACTCCCTGTAGGCATTCCTAAAAATTGCACCATTTGAGACTTCGCTTGGTATTGATTTAGAATTGAGCCGTATTCAAGCGCAGCCTCTTCAAACGTTCCCCATATTTGCTTTTTTGTAAGCTCAACAGACAAGATATCATCACCGAGCTTTCTCTTAACAAAAGTGACAACTTTATCAGCTTCGTTTTGAAAATCAGCTTCATTATCAAAAAAACCAAACGGCGTAGGATTTGTTGTGTTCTCAAAGTTCGCCATGCGAATCACACCTTCTAGACAGTAGTACAAACATAAATATTGACTTGCAGACGAAGTGATAAATTCTCAAGACTTGTTTTCTTGATTTGTGATATTAAATAAGTCAGCTAGTTAAATCAATAACAGCATTCTTTTTTTTTAAAAAATTATAGTCCACCGAGCACAGTTATTGCGACCAAGCCTGGAATACGCTCTCTTACATATACACCCGAGAACAGTGCATTTGCACGGCCGCCAACGTATGAAATTGCTGCTTCCATGTGACTGCTAATTTGTGGATTTGAAGCCATCTCAGATGTCACCACAAGCAACAAGACACCTGTCTGTATGCTACCTCTTGGAAGTGGGCATGGAGACTTCTGGAGACAATTCTGATAAATCTGTGCACCTAAATTCGGATCAGTCGGATCTTTAATAACACTTGTTCCGACAAAGATTCGACCGTCTGTATTCAAGCACCGCTCTAGATCCTTTGAATCAAATGTCTGAACAGGTGAGTGCTCTGAAGACAGCTTGAGAACTTGGCCTATAAGTTTTGCAAAACTCTTATTAGCAGATGGGTACATCCCTAACATTCCCATTCTACCTCTTAGCAATTGTAATTGGCGCTCGTTGTCAATTATAATGTGGGGCGAGCCTTGGACGTCATTCTTTGTTGACTCGTAGTTTGCTTTTATTGTTGGGTTTAAAAGCTCTTGTGCTGTAGGCGATGTTACAACGTATATAACTCTACCGCTTGCTTGAACTGACTTAAGATACCTGTTGAAACATCCATCAAGTGCGTGACAGGCGCTACCTGTTCCTCCACCGCCGCCTGCTAGAACAAACAACCAGTCTACTTGACCAAATCTTGTGCGAAGTCTATCCTCAACAAAAGCACCATTATCTTTAAGGACTTGCTTGCCTAATTGAACATCTTTACCTACACCGTCAGCACCGGGAAGTAATAAAAAGTGCTTAGGGTCTAAACCGTCTGGTTGATCCTTGGGTGTTGTATTAACAACAAGCGTTTTATTAAACCCGATGTCAAGGAATGCTTTTGCCATCTTTCCACCGCCGCCGCCGATGCCGACGAAGCCGACTGACAGAGATGACTTAGCTGTGTTTTCAGGTAATAAGTTGCTAACACCTGTCTCTACAGACTCATCGTAGTCTGACACAAAATCAAAATCATCATCATCTTCAACAAGGGGCGCGACGGCTTGAGGTTGGTAGCTCAATGAGGGTGTCGGGGGTTGTTGGGCCACAGGCTGGACAACTGGCGGTGGTTGGACTGGTTGAGGAATAGTCTGGGCCACTTCAGTTTGTACTGGTGGTGGTTGTACTGG